CGTAATCGCAACTCAGAACATCCCATATGAGGCGATTACACCTAATGTCAACCTCTTTGTTCCAAATCAAACATCTCTTGATGCATCCATTAGAACTGTGAGTGGAACTAGTATTAGTGGTAATGAGGTATCATTTGTCGATAAAGGATTTGAACCTGTTGTACTCAATGCAACAAATTATCTCAATGATCCTAGAATCATCGCATCCAAGATTAATGAAAAGAACATCCTCACAACTCTACCAGGTAACAAGTCTCTAACCCTGTTGATGAATATGTCAACAGATAACTCAAGACTCTCGCCAGTTATTAATACGACAAGAGTTAATATGATTACAACCTCTAATCGCATTAACAGCGTAATTACAAATTATGCAACCGATCCAAGAGTTGATAGTATGTTTGAGGATCCATCAGATTGTCAGTATGTAACTAAGTCAATTAGTCTGAAAAATCCAGCAAGTGCTGTTAAGGTTTATCTGAATGCACATGTCAACAACTACTCTGACTTGAGAGTATTCTACTCAATCTCAAATGAGGATGTTGCGGATCCAATCTTTACGCCATTCCCTGGATATGCAAATCTTGATCAGAATGGACAAGTCATCAATCCAGAAGACAACAATGGAACTTCAGATGTCCTAGTTGATAAGAACTATGTACTTCAGTCAGTGTCTGACTCAGATAGTTACTCAAATTATGAGTTTACTGCAAACGATCTTGCAGAGTTTAAATACTTTAGAATCAAGATTGTAATGACATCGACAAATCAGGCATACGTTCCAAAGATCAAGACTATGAGAGCAATTGCCCTAGCATGATGAGAGATTATGTAAAGGTCAAAGATAGTCATGCTCTCCTGAGAGATCAGGAGAGTAATGCTATTGTCAATAACTCTAAATATGAGTATGAAAACTACATGCGTCTAAAAAGACAAAAAGAAAAAGAAAATGATAAGGTGAGTAACCTGGAGAGTGAGATTGACACTCTTAAAAATGATGTAAGTGAGATAAAAGATCTGCTTAAAACAATTATACAAGGTTTAAAATAATGGCAAACTCTTTAACATTTGATCCATCATCAGGAACTCCAGTAGCTATTAATTTAACAATTAATAGTGGTGCAGACTTTGTTAATGATTTCACAGTCAGAACAACTGCGGGAACAGCATTCGATTTTTCTGGTGCTGGTACTACTTGGACAGGATCCTCACAGATGGCAAAGAGTGTGTCTATTGGATCATCATCTTATGCTGCTGCAACCTTTAATGTTGGATTTACAAGTGCAGCAGGGGGAAAGTTTAGAATATCTCTTGGATCCACTCAAACAAGATCATTATCGGAAGGTAGGTATGTATATGATGTTTTAGTTAGTTCTGGATCTACAGTGTGGACAATTGTAGATGGAAATATTATTGTTAAATCTGGGGTATCGTCTGCACCATAAATACTTTAAAGTAGCAAATACTGGTCATGGCGCAACCAAGTACAAGAGGAGAACTCATAGATTACGTTAAGAGAAAACTGGGAGCGCCAGTTTTAGAGATCAACGTATCTGATGAGCAGTTTGAAGACCTCGTTGACGATGCAATACAATATTTCCATGAAAGACATTATGACGGTGTTATTCAGACTTACCTAAAATATCAGATAACTCAGGATGATATTGATAGAGGTAGAGCACCAAAAGGAGGAAACTCTGGATTGGTAACAGATACTGCAACTTCAACAATTGTTGGAACGGCAGTTACTTTTTCATACCAAGACAATAGTAACTATCTTCAAGTACCGTCTTCGATTATTGGGGTAAATAAAATATTTCAATTTGATGACGCAAACTCGACAAATAATATGTTTAGTTTCAAATATCAAATGTTTTTGAATGACGTTTATTATTGGGGATCAACAGATCTTTTAACGTATTCCATGACAAGAGATTACTTGGAAACAATGAATTTCTTGCTTAATACTCATAAACAAATTAGATTTAATAAAAGACAAGATCGTCTTTATCTTGACGTTGACTTCACAGAACTCAGAGTGGGAGAGTATTTGGTTATTGACTGTTGGAGAATCCTAGACCCAAGTGATGCACCTCAAGTTTGGAATGATTCATTCCTTAAAAAATACCTTGCTGCTCTTGCTAAAAAACAGTGGGGTCAAAACTTAATTAAATTCAATGGTGTGAGACTTCCAGGTGGCGTTGAGTTAAATGGAAGACAAATTTATGATGATGGTCAAAAAGAAATCGATGACCTGATGCAGAAGAGCATGACATATTATGAGATGCCCCCATTAGATCTGATAGGATGATATGCTTAATCCATTTTTCACTCAGGGCACATCCTCTGAGCAAAATTTAGTTCAGAGTTTGATCAATGAACAACTCCGTATGTACGGGGTTGAAGTTTATTATCTTCCTAGAAGATATATGACAACCAATACTATCATCAAGGAAGTTATACAATCAGATTTTAAGGACGCATATCCCATTGAAGCATATGTTAACACATATGATGGATACGAGGGTCAAGGTACTATTTTGTCAAAATTTGGAGTTACTCCAATTGACGATTTAACCCTCATTATATCCAGAGAGAGATTTGAAAACTATATTACACCTTTAGCAAGGAGTATTCCAAATGTACAACTTGCTACTCGCCCCAAAGAGGGAGATCTAATTTACTTCCCACTGGGAGATAGACTTTTTGAAATTAAGTTTGTTGAGCATGAACAACCTTTTTATCAACTCCAAAAGACGTATGTTTATGAGTTGAGATGTGAACTCTTCCGTTATGAGGATGAAGTTATTGATACCGATGTTGAACAAATTGATGACAACATTGAAAGAGAAGGATATATTCAAGTCCTCAATTTGGTTGGTATTGGATCCACAGCATCAGCAGAGACAACCATCGTTAATGGTGGTCTACAGTTTATCACACTGATTGATGATGGATATAATTACACAGAATCAACTCCAACGGTAGCGATTTCATCAGCACCATCTGGTGGAACAAATGCAAGTGTCTTGTCGTTCTCGAATGCGGGATATGGTATTAGCGAGGTAGCAATCCTCAATCCTGGAAGTGGATATCTTCAGGCACCAGGTATATCGTTTATCAGTACAACTGGTACAGGAGCGATTGCAACAACTGGCATTGGAACAACTGGCACTATTGGTGTTGTCACAGTTACAAGTGGTGGTTCTGGATATACAACTGCTCCAGGTATTGCCTTCTCTGGCGCACCAGGAGGAGGAACCACCGCAACAGGTTATGCTTTACTCACTGATGACTACATCTCTGCAATTTACATCACTAACGCTGGTGCAGGATATACAGAGATTCCTGGTGTTACAGTTGCTGCTCCAACAACTCTTGGAAGAGGTAACTACAAGTATAACGAGGTTGTTACTGGTAGTCAGTCCAACAACACTGCTAGAGTCAAGAGATGGAATGGAACTGATAAGACTCTCGAAGTCAGCATCATCACAGGTAGTTTTACTCCAGGTGAGGCAATTACAGGATCAGAATCTGGTGCAGTCTACTCGTACAGAAGTGTACAGTATGATCAGATGAATCCAATCGATCCATTTGCTGAGAATATTATTATTGAGTCTGAAGCGGATGGTATTCTAGACTTTACACAAAGGAATCCTTTTGGAGAACCATAAATAAAAGATATAGTGGTGTCCAAGTATGTTTGAATATTTTTATCACGAGTTGTTGCGAAAAACCGTAATTGGTTTTGGAACTCTGTTCAACAACATTATTATTAAAAAGACAGATGCAAATGACAATACTGTCAGTGCTCTGAAAGTTCCACTTGCTTATGGACCCACTCAAAAGTTCTTGGCAAGACTTGAGCAAGTTCCAGATTTAAATAAACCAGTTCAAATGACATTGCCAAGAATGTCGTTTGAATTTAATGGTTTGTCATATGATCCATCTCGTAAAACAACGGCAACTAAGTCTTTTATTAGTAAGAATTCTACTAATTCCAAGCAACAAAAGAAGACTTATATGCCTGTGCCATATAATATGAGATTTGAGTTGTCAATCCTCTCAAAGACAAATGAGGACGCACTTCAAATTATTGAACAAATTCTTCCATACTTTCAACCATCATATAATCTTACAATCACTATGATTGCTGAGATTAATGAGAAGAAGGATATCCCCATTCAACTGGAAAGCATCTCAATGGATGACCAGTATGAGGGAGACTACTCTACAAGAACTGCATTAGTTTATACTTTGGTATTTACTGCCAAGACTCATCTGTTCGGTCCTGTCCAGGATAGCAAGATTATTAAGAAGGCTACTGTGGATGTTATGACTGGAATGGAAAAACCAAAACGTGAGATGAGATATACTGTAACTCCAAGAGCAGTCAAGGATTACAATAACGATGCAGTAACAACTCTTGCTGAGGACATTACCGCAGATGAGAGATATATTAACGTTGATAACGCATCTTCAATCAGTGCTGAAACTTACATTTATGTAAATAGTGAGGAGATGTATGTTGAAAAAATCACTGGCAATAAACTGACCGTTAAGCGTGGTCAGGACGGTAGCACTGCAGACCAACATGTCCGAGGTTCTGCGGTCAAACTAATTACTGCTGCTGATGATGCACTCATTGATATTGGAGATGACTTTGGATTTAACGAAACAGTTTCGTTCTTCCAAGACTTCAAAGAGTTCAGTCCCGCTCTAAACACTGATATTAACCCAATCTGATGACCTCTAGTAAATACGATGATTTAAATGATGCCTTCGACGTTGAGGGCGAGATTCTTGCTGCTGCAGATATGAAGCAAGAGATTACAAAATTGACATCAAATAAAGATGACATTAAAAAAGATTATGATTACACAAGAGGAAATCTCTACTCCATTATTGAAAAGGGACAAGAGGCAATAAATAATATTTTAGAACTGGCACAAGACAGTGAGATGCCTAGAGCATATGAGGTTGCTGGTCAGTTGATTAAAAATGTGTCTGATGCAACAGACAAACTTATGGACCTCCAGAAAAAAGTAAAAGACTTAGAGAAGGAGGAAGAGGTTAAGGGTCCTACAACTGTAAATAACGCATTATTTGTTGGTTCCACTGCGGACCTCCAAAAGTTAATCAAACAGGGTTTTAAGCAAAACGATGCCAAGTAATGAAATCCCAAACTTAGGCGAGTTCTTTTCTCTGATTGGAGATGAGAGAAAAAAGAAGCAAGATGAGTTTGACTCTCTTGTTGGAGACCTTAGTGGCATTCTGTCGGAGTTAGATAAAGCATCACAACAGACCAAGAAAAAAGAAGAGGAAAAAAAGAAGGAAACAAGTAAAAAAGAGGAAAAGAAAAAGAAAATTAAAGAACCTGAAGTAAGTGTAGACGTAGATAGTTTGTTTGCAGAGTTTGCTAGTATTAAAAAGCAAGCAAAAGAGAAAAAAGAAAAGGAAATCAAAGAGGCAAAGGCATTTGAGAATTGGTTGTTCTCAGAACCTAAAGTAGAGGAAATTACTTCAGTGTCTCCGATTATTGGCGAGGATACGACAAAATATGAGGAGTGGATAGAGGAAGAAGTTGCTGAGCGCGAAGAGGAGTCCATGACTCATGAGGAGATGCTTGAGGTTGCAGAGGAACGTGAGAAAGAAAATGAAGAGAAGGAAAATGAAGAGGAAGAAGTTGTAGTAGATGAGTCTGTCAGCAAAGCAGCTGAGATTCTAGAGAAACTTATCCCCGAGGAGGAAAGACTTACCGAGGAGGATGACGAGATTGGTGCAATGAAGCGTGAGATTGCACAACTTCGTAAGATGGTCTACCAGTCCATTCAATCTGCTGCTGCTCAAGGTGGCGGTGGTGAGGTCAGACTGGAGTTCCTTGACGATGTTGACCGTGATAGCACTAAGGTAGACAATAAGTTCCTTAAGTACAACTCTAGCACTGGTAAATGGGAAGGTGCAGATGCTGGTGGTATTGCATCTCTTGGTCCATTGGCAGACGTTGCTGGACTCTCAACAACTGCCATCGATGATGGTGCTGTGCTTGAGTTTAATGCATCTACGGGTCAGTTCATCGTAACATCCAAGTCCTCTGCTGGTATCTCTACAGTTACTGTTCTTACAGACCTCTCAGATGTCGTTGGAACGGCAACAACAAACGATGTACTCATCTTCAACGGAACAGATTATACCTTCGAGACACCATTCTACGTTGTGGACCTCTCCGATGGAGTTCAGGACGGCGCTTTGGACGTTGGCATTTACACCTAAATATTATTGATTCTTCTTATATAAGAGGAAAAAGTCTGATATATATCAGCATTTAGGTAAATACCACCAGTTCCATACAATGGCAAACCCAAAAGTTAAGATCCTCAGGTCCTCCGTGTCGGGAAAGAGACCTGGAGTAGATAATATCGAGCTAGGCGAGTTAGCTCTTAACACTAACGATGGGCATCTATTTGCCAAGAGAGACACTGGTGGTGTTGGCATTGCTACCACAGTTGCTCTCTTAACTCCCTGGCAAGAAAATTATGAGGGGGGAACAATTGAGTATTCTGGTAATGCAACAGTTTCTGGAATACTCTCAGCATCATCATTAAAAGGTGATGGCGTAAATCTTTCTGGTATTGTTACCAGCATTACTGCAGGAAGTAATATATCGATCGATCAATCAACTGGTAATGTTACTATTACTGGTTTTGCAAATACATCAAATATCACTGCCGATACGTTAGTCGTAACTGGAGTTTCAACTCTTGGAGTTATTACTGGAGCGACATATTATGGTGATGGTGTAAATCTTTCTGGTATTGTTACCAGTATTA